ATAGTTTGTGTAGTTGCTTTAAGAACGTCATCTATATTATCAAGAGTAACTTTTTTAGTTGATCCTCCTGCTACATCGTTAATAGCAAACTCGTCTGCTGCTGCTGGCGTTGTTTTTGCTGTTAATGCTGAAATTCGTTTGTCTGCCATTATGATTTAGTTAGGTTAGTAAATGAAGCAATAGCACTCTTTGCTAAAGACACCATTCCTGCTGATTGTTCTAATAGGAACTTTGAAACACCATCCTCTTGTAAGAGAAAGTCTCCATTCTCTAGTAGCAAGAAAGACTCTGAGTTATCTGATTTAGCTAAATTGGTGTAAGTTGCCATATTATTACTTATTACTCTGGTTAGAGGCTCTTAACCTACGTGGTATATCCCTCTCACGCTTCCCGTAGTAGCTTCTAAGAGCTTTTTTCATGACTAAGATATCATTCTTAATCCTATCAATCTGAGGCAGTGTATGAATCCTTGCATACTTGTAAGCTGGAAGCAGAACTAGTAGGTAATGGAACAGTCCTGAGAACCCTGCCATTTTAGTTGTGTCTGCCACTGTAAAGTATGAAGCCTCTCTATTTATGTAGATTTTCACACCAGCGGTCTGTGAATAGTTAGGTATTAAATCTAGAAAGATACCATTTGCTGTTTTATCGTATCGTGTAACAGAACCTCCTGCGTCCTGACCATCTGTAAGGGTGTCTACGTTTACATTAGAACTGTCTGCTGTTTGTTGGTCTACAGGCTTAATCTCTTGGTAAGTACCAGAAGCATCCATAACTAGAACCTTATATATGTCTAGGATTAGGCTACCTTGTTCATCTGTGACGAAAGTGTAATCTCGTTGCCCAGAAACGAGGTTTGTAGTGATGATTGGATAGTCAACGTGGTTTGTGTCGTCAAACTGCCATGTTCCTCCAGTGTCAAATATATCTGCAAGCACTTCATCCATTGCAATGTTTATGTCGCCATTAACTTTTGCCAGTAGAGTAGTGTTACCAGAAACGTCACCATCGTTGAAACCACACTCATCCTCATAGTTTTGGATAAGTCCATCTTTATTAGTTGTATCGCTGTAGGGTATGCTCAAAGTGTTTTCTCGTTAATTAGTTCTTTATACAAAGGAACTAGATTCATTTCTTCATTTATTTTTCGAGGGTGATGAAAATGACATAGAGTAATGCCGTTATTAACCTCGTATCTTAATTTAACAAATTCACTCCATCTTAAAATATGGTGTGCCTCAATTCTGCCTTCACAGTCTGGGTTGCCTATCTTACAAGAGAAACTATCTCGTAGCCAAACTTGGTGTCTCCACTCTCGATAAGCAGAGTCTCCCCTCCTATCTTCTTTCTGCAATTTACTTCTATCTTCTACCCAACGTGGGTGGTTACTCCCACGCCTAGACTTGCCCAAACACTTCAAACATCTCTTTACTTTTTTGTTCTGGGAAATCTTTATATCGCAATCAATACATTGCTTTATAACCTGTCGTGCGAAAGAGTCATTCCAGTAACATATTACCGAACAGTAAATACCTCTTGATGCTCCATTTTTAATAAAAACCTCTTCACAGAATTTACAGTCTCGACTATTTTTATTAAGCGATGACTGCTTCTGATGTAACCCATAACACGCCCTACCACAAAACTTTCTTCGTTTTGACTCCCACAGAGGTAAAAACATGTCTGTTTGACACATTTCACACTTTTTCTTTGTTGTTGATGCTTTTGACATGTTTGTTTTAATTAACAAGGACTGATTATGAGTGTTCGTAATCAATCCTCAGCAATTAAGCCGAGAAATACCTAGTCTGGTACTACTGCTGTTACTACTGCTCCAATAGCTGAGTATCCTGCTCCCATCCAACCGATAGTATTATCAATTTTAGTGAAAGTATGAATTTCTGTTGCTGTTAGAAGGTATTCTTTAGTACCATCGCTGTTTTCAGAGTTAATTTCTTCGTCTGAACCTGCTGGTGTACGTACTTCTGAGTTAGCTGCACCTGCGGTAATCTGAATTGAATGACCGTTTGGTACGTCTGCTAGTGGAGGTAAAACTGTAAAATCAGTTACACCGTTCTCGTTAGCTCCTAGTGCTACTACTTTAGTTCGTGGTGAGATACTGTTTACTACACTTGCAGCTGCTGTTGGAGTCAGAGTAACTGATTCCAAATGCATTCCCTGCAAGTCAGGTGATGTGTTTGTTACTGACATATTAAAGTGTTTTTAATGTTGCTTCTAATGCTTCTTTCTTTAGTTCGTATTTAACTGGGTTCTTTTCCTTATATGTTTCGATAAGTGCTTTGAACGCTGCTTTAGCATTTGTCTCCTTTTTAGGAGCTTCTGCCTCTACGACTTCCACTACTTCTTCTACTACTTTTTCTGCTTTCTTTGGCATGTCTTTGAGGGTTATCCCTTATTGAGGATGTGCAAGCTACGGAGTAGTGCAGAACGGGGTGAACCAAACTGCCTTTGCCGCAACCTGCACACCCCCAACAAGGGGGTTAGTAAGTTAGGCTAGTGTGACGTCAACGATAAGAGCCGCTTTCGGTGCCCATAGTTTAAATCCGATGTAACCAAATGTTACAACTTCTACTCCAGTCTTTAGAGTTACTTGTTTCTCTTCAAATCGTACTCCTCGTGGTGAAGCATATGTTGCTACTGCTTTAACTCCGAACACTCGGTGTCCAGCGTTAGTGTAAGTAGTAGTTCCAAGTGTTTCGTCAGCGAATGTCCCTGTTCGTACTACGTAGATGTCTACACCCATGTAGTTGTCCATGAATCCATTCTTAAGTGCTGCGTCTGCAAATGAGAAACCGTTTGTAGCTTGAGCCTGAACGAATCCTGGGATGTCAGTGTTCTCAATTACTAGGAATAGTCCTTTGTGCATTTCAGCGTAACCAGCAACCTTTGAAATAAGGTTAGATATGATTACATTGATGTTTGCTGCAGTTGTGAATCCTCCTGCTGGAGTTGTATATGTTCCTGTTCCGTCTTCACACAAGTTGTTAAGAACGAATCGGTCAATCTTTGTTGCTACTTGGTAAACTGTTTCGTCAGTTCGAGATGCGAACATATCGAAGTTAGTTAGAACGTCCTCGAAGTCGTGGATGTGTTCTGCAACGATTACTTCGTCAGTTACAGTCAGTGTGTCGTCTGTAGTTGTGAAGTTAGATACAGTATAAGTTCCTGCGATTGCTTGAACTGCTGCTGTAGGTTGTGACCCGTAAGGTGACTGAATCCGTTTGTTGTCAGTTCGGTCTACCATACAAACCTTCTCTGCTACTAATCGGTTTCGCAAGTTCTGGTCTAGAGTTGCTAATCGGAATTTGTCACGGTTTGTTCGTGATGAAATTGTATTTGCCATTTTATAAGTGAATTTATGTTAAATTCACCCACGTTTTTAATTTTTTGAGCTATTTCGTTGGCTGTTAATACGTGCTTCAGCTAATGTCGCCATGTCAGAATCTGACTCTGGGACTTCACCTTTTCCTTCTGCGGCAGTTAACAATTCTTCGCCTGTCTTTGCAGCATTTGTTTGAGCTGTACTTCCAGTGTTTGTTGCGTCTGCTACGTTTCGCTTTTCAGCGTTCTTTTCTAGGATGGTTTGTGCTAAATCTGTCTTAAGAGCTTCCGCTACTGATATACCTTCGTGTCTTGCCACCTTTACGACTGAATCTACGTCCGATTCTGGCACATTTGCCTGCATTAGAGCGTATAAGTCCTTTGTGCTTAAGTCACCTTTAGGTGCATCTTGTTTAACTTTTGGGGCTTCTACACCAAGTTTTTTATTAACCTGACTCAATTGTCTTTTAAGACGTGATTGTTTTGCCTCAAGAGTTTCTTTTGGTTTCTCTTCTGTCTGCTCTACAACTTCTTCTGTAGTATCTTCAGATACTTCTTCTGTGTTGTATTCTTCTATCTCTTCTACTACTTCTTCTGTGTATTCTTGTTCATTTGCCATGTAATGATAGGTTGTTAGTCACTTTTAAGTGGGAAAAGTGATAACCCTTATATTTTTAATTATACCACAAAGGTATTACGCAATACTATTTTACGCTGTCTTTTGCTAATCTTGCTGATAATTCTTCTGCTGTTTCTTCCTTTCTATTAGCCAAGATACTTAGTTGAATCAACTGAATCTCTGTATGACTAATTAGAGCGTTACGCGATGTGAAGGCAATGTACCGTTCATCATCTGAGCTTAGGAAGTCTGGTTTGTAGTCGATAATCTCTTCTGTAACCTTTGAATCCTCTAGTCTAGCTAGTCCAGACTGGATAAGTTCCATTAGTCGCTGTCGTACCAATAAAGCTCGTGTAGCCTCTTCTGGTGACTTTTCAGAGTTGTCTACAGTCAACCACAGGTCAATAATTTGCCCGAATGGTGCATCTAGGTCAATCTCTGGGAAATATGTCTTTGACATAAGAGCTTTAGCCTCTGGTGTTTGCAATACTTTGATTGCGTTTGTATCTTCTTCAGATAGTTCTGCTTGAAGGAAAACCTTTCGCAGTACTGTAAGAAGTTCATTATTACCTTTAAATAAACTTTTGATGTGAGACAACTCTTGTTGGTTGTATCTCATCTGAGAATTTGTTGATTGTTCGTCCATTTTAATTTTTTATGTTACACCCCATTTTGATAATACTATGCTCCAGCAGGGGCTGGCGGAGCAAGTTCTTGTTGCTGTGGTTGTGGTGACTTTGTAGTGCTTAGCTCCAGTGGAGATACTGCACCTGTCATTGTTAGAATCTTATTAAGGATAAGTCTTGCCATATCAACGTCACCATTAGCTATTGCTGTCTGGTAAACAGTAGATAGTGTAGCTATTGCTGTTCGTGAGTCTGTAGCTTCTCCTGTAACATCTATGTCTAGTTCCCACTCCATTCCATCTAGGTAATCCTTCCACTCTGTATTAGAGACTTCTGAAGGTACGAATGAGCGTGTGTTACCCATCTCTCCTAGTTCTTTAGCAATACCCTCTTCTGTGGCTTTTACATCTAGAGTCAGTGGTAGTTCTCCTTTAACAAGAGAGTCAATGATTTCACGCTTTACCTTCTTCTCTGTCTCTAACTTGATTAGTTTACTGTCAATTTGCTTAATGTCATGCTCGTCTAGGATTGCAATAATCTCATCTGAGTTGTTAATCTTACTCCCCTTAAGGTGAGGAATAACGTATTTTGTCATCATCTCTACGATAGAAAGACCTCTGTTCTCTGTCATTAGCTCAAATAGGCTGTGTGATTCTTCAAGGCTTGCTTCTGTTTGTCTCCATGCTGTACCTGATTTAGGTGCAACTCCAAGCATTGCTTCTGATATACCATTAATTTCATTACCAAGCTGTTTCCATGAAGTCTGGAAGTTCTGCATCTGTGTAATGTCGTGAGAGCTATTATTAAGCTGTGTTAATGGCATATTGTCCTTATGAACAAGAATATCTCCTGTTTCAATAGCGGAAATAGCATTTTGTCCTACATAAGTAGGGTCAGATGTCTGGAAGATTAGCTTAGATGCTAAGTCTAGGTGGTCTTTAATGCTCTTAATAGAGTGGTTTTGCATCCACTGTGCTTCAAACAGGTGCTCTACTGCTCCTATAGACATTGAACGGTTCTCTTCTTCCACAAGATGAGTAATCATGTAAGGGCTCATGTCTTCTTGACCTTGTGCCAGTGTGAAGTCATCAAACTCTCCTTGATTTTTACCCGCAACGTAAGAAACAACGTGCATTTGCTGTACATACTTCTCCTCATCTGACTCTTTACCTGTAAGCATAGACTTTGGAAGTACTCCATGTATCTCGTAAATCTTAATATAATCAGCCTTTGTGTCTTTCTTTTGTCCGTTTCTTGTCTCTCTTGCTGCAACTGCGTTGATTAGGTTATCTACTTGGTCTGCATCATATCCTTTACGTAGTTTTAGCTGAGCTGGTGTTAATTCAAGTATCTCAATAACAGGGTTATCTTCAAAGTTGATTGAATCAATGATGATTTTGTTCCAATTCATTACAATAGGGTGTAGTTTTCCTCCCTTTTCTACGAACTTTAGAACAGTTGAACCATTCTTTGCCTGATTTCTTCCCCATTTGTTAAGAAAAGCACCAAAGTTCTCTTCTCTCATCCATTGCTGAAGAACAACAGTAGCCACAAAAGCTCTTGTTGTATCTTTCAATTTAGTTGGACGAACCTTAATCCAGCTTCTATCAATGTCAGTAGCTCTGTACCAGATGTTAATAGCACTAGTAACAATATCGAAGAAAGGTTTGTCTCTTCCCATTGAGTCTGTGTCACCTGAAGTGTGCTTAGAGTTAGAATATGCGTCTATTTTCTCGATAGTGTCTAATAGACTAAAAGAAACGTACCTAGAAATAGTAGTAATACCAGTCCTGTATTGACTTTCAGTTTTCCGAATTAGTTCTCCTATGTTGTTTTGTTGTGTAGACATTGTGTGTCTTTATTATGCGTTTGGAGTGTGTATGATTGTGTAATCAATAGTACCTCCGATAGTAAGGTAAACGCCTGTAGCGAAGTCTACTGGCTCTGGGAATAATAGAACGTAAGAACCTGATGGAATTGTGAATGTATTGAACGCTAGAACGCTTGCGTTTGCTCCTGACTCAAGAACGCCTGCTCCCCATGAGATGTCATCTCCTGTTTCTGTTGTTCCTATTGAGTTTGCGTATGTCCCAACTCTAATAGCTTGAACGGTCTGCGCTGTTGATGTGTTAGTTGTTGCTGTTACGTTTGGATTAGCCACTGTTCCTGTTGAATAGTTTGTACCTTCTCCTGCTCCTTTGTTGATAGCAAGTTTAAGGTTATCAAGTGAAACTGCTAATGTTCCAATCAAAATCTCGTTAGGTGCTGTGTTAGTAAGTGCAGTTAAAAATGTATATGTATTTGTTCCGATTGTAACTGTTTCACCGTTTGTAATAACATCTGTACCAGTAAGGACACCTGTTGCCTTTACTCCTGCTGATGTAGTACCTGAAGCACCGTCATTAAGACGAACTGTTCCAGAAGAGTGTGAATTAACAACAATCCCGTGTACTTCTGTCGGGACTGCTGATATTGCTGCTGAGTCAGTTCCGTTTGTGTATCTTGCCATGTAATTATAAATTAAGTTTAATGTATTATTTTCATTATACCACGACTACTTAGTAGAGTTCAATATTTGATTAGCTTTGTTCTTATTAAACTGTGTCTTTTGTCTATCTATTGCGAGTGATTGCTCTTCTGACTGTATAGGTAGCATCTTTTCTTTAACCTCGAAGTACATTCTCATAATCCATGTATCAGAATCATCTGGACTCCTCCCGATAGCTGACTTTATATCTTCTTTCATGGTTGCAAGCCTTTTACCATCACCTTTAGAAGCGTCTTGATACGTAGATAGTTCCTCAATAATAGTTTCTTTGTTCACTCCATCTAGCTTAGAAGATATCTTATGGTTGTTTACTAGGTCTGCTAGTGTGAATACACATTGAGAGCGTAAGTTCCTGTAATCAGACGTTAATGCCTTAGCTTTAGGTAAGTAACCCGTATTAGGTAATCTAACAATGTCATCATCTGTCTTAATCGCACTGTAAGACGATTTAAAGCCTATTACACCGTCAAGCATAGAACTAGATGCAACTCCTGCTCCAACACCTATAGCGTCCACTGTGATGTGCGAGAAGGGTATCCTTTCCTCTTGAGCATACTCTCTTATCTTAGCTATGATTGATTCTGTGTTTAATCGTGCGAACTTCTCTCTACGGTACTCTTCTAGTCCTTCCCAGAAAGAGAATATAGTTTTATCTGTACCATCGTCTGCAATATCAACGATAAGGTACTTAGCGTCACGTTTATCTATCGTATTACTAAATACATCTATAAGCGCATCGTACTTAAACAATGCTCCTTCGTTGTCTACATGCTCTGCTAACACTTCTTGTCTGTAAGAGTTCATGTTACCTTCGTACTCTTTCTCTAGCTCGTTCTTCTCTGTATCTGGTAAGTATGGGTTATCAAACGTGTTGAAGTGGAATGTCTGATAGTTTGCATCTCCTTTTGCAATCTTCTCTAAACGTCTAAGGTTTGGGTTCTCTTTCTTTGGTGTACCTACGAATGTTCCTGTTCCTCCAGTATCAATAAGAGTTGGGCGGAATATATCATGCCAGCCTATAAAGAAGTCCTTCATGGTATCTATCTCATCAAATGTGAGTGAATATGCTGACTTACCACGAAAGTTCTCTCTATTCTCCCAACCTGCTAACTTAATAATAGACTTACCTCCATCTGTAGTAGGTACTGTACACTCTAGCCTGACTTCATTGAAGTCTGCTAACCCGTGTAATCTCTTACGAAGTAGTAACCAGATAATATCTCTGGCTTGTATCTGTGTAGGTGCTAAATAAAATACATTTCTGTCTTTGCCTCCCACAGCATCAAATACCATTCGTTCTATCTGTAGTACAGACTTACCTGCTCTACGTCCTGCTCTAATTACTTTGAAGCGGGCATTTGATTTTACTATTTCTTTTTGCTTAGGATGAAGAATCATCTTTATCAAAAGAGTTATCGAAAGATATGCTTATCTTTTCTCCACCTGTTGTTATATCTGTCTTCTGCATTGGTTTCCCATCTAGCATTTCCATTACATGCTTTTCATTAGCTGGATTACTTATATATCTCTCCATGTATTCTGAGAACTTTTCTGGGTGTTCTCTAAACTCTTTCTTTAAACGAGATAATGCAGAAATAGAGCCAACAGGTCTACCGTCTGGATTTCCTGACTCTCCTTTCTTGAAGGGTGTTAGTTGTTTTGGTACTTCTGCCATAATAATTGTTTTGTAACTGTTAACTTTTTTACTTTATTTTCTATAATAGACATACTACAAGTTGTTTAAGAATGTCTTTACTGCCTCCTCTCTTGCTACTGGATCTTCTATACGTGTATCTTCT